GTTTCCTGTGGCATGATTCTTTAGAATTGCAAAATGACTTTGATATCTTCTCTTTGGTTAGCAGACCTAGTAATAGAAGGTCTGTTATCAACATAAATTATATTTCCAGAGTACTTCTTAACTTCAGGATTTGAAACTCCTTGAGTAAAACTCTGTCCAAGGTAATATGTTCTATTATTTATTATGGTACTTATACCAGGACTACCTGATGTTCCAAAATTAGTATCTATTCCTAAAGTACCCTCATTACTAGCAATATTTACATTTCCTCCAGTAGCAGGATTTGCTGTAAATGGATGTAATGCATATCCATAAGTAGGATCAGTTTTCAAAGATCCATCACTATTAAATCCAACTAAACTTTTATCTTGCCAATATTTAAGAACTCCTGTTGTTTGATCATAAGAAACAACTCTTCCTACAGCAGTAGAACCTACTCCTACAGTTTGAGTTACTTGACCATCTAAATCAAAAGTAGCAGTAGTGTAACCTGCTCCTATTAATTTTAAAGCATAAAGAGAGCTAGCTTTAGAAAGAGTTAAATTAGCAGTTGAATCAAAGGCTTGAGGATTTTCTACAACTCCAATTCTAGCAATTTGGTTTCCTGTTATAAAATCTGGATTTTCTGTGTCATTTTCAATCTTAGAATAAACTAAAACATTAGTAGCTCCTAACTCTCTATAAATATCTGCTCCATGTCCACCTTGAGGAGGTATGATGACATTAAATACTGGTGTAGTAGTTCCTACAGGAACCCCACCAGAAACTAAGTCTATAGTTCCATAGGTATATCCAGATCCACCTTTTGCTATATTAATAGACTCTACTTTAGCATCATTATTAATAACTATAGTTGCCTCTGCTCCAGATCCATCTCCATTCACTGGAACTCCAGTATAAGTTCTATTAGCAGTTCCTATACCAGATCCTCTATTAATAATAGTGGCAATTTTTAATTGACCACTACTAGATGCATTATCTCTTACTGCAGAATTATCTGTACTTGTTTCCCAATCACTAGGAACAGGCATAAAATTAGTAGAATCAAATTTTGCAATATCACTTGGTTTGATAGTATAAAGATATTTCCATATATAACCATCACCACTATCACCAGCTGTTTTAGGTTCTAAATCTGTAAATGTAGGTTGATCTAGTGACGGTCTTCCTGAAGTATTTTCTGGGTCAGTTCCATTTTGCAAACAAATATAAACTTTAAAATCTTCATTTACTACGAAATATTTTGATGAATATAGATTAGTTGCGCCAGATGGTTTTGCTGTATTTGTTCTACTAATATCTCCACGATACATATCATAAGTTATACCCGAAGTCCAAGTATTTTTAGTAACCACTCTACGCACATCAGAAGAAGTAATTTTCTTCAATGCAATCATAGTATCCCAATAATCATCTTCTTGCTCAAAACTATCCTTAGGAGCTGGAGGATTAGAGTTCCAAGTAGAAGAATAATTAGTAGCATTAGGTAAACCAACAAAAGAATAATATGAATTAACAGTAGAAGTTGCTGCTGAGACAAAATTCTTAGCATTCAATATTCTTAGTTGATCAGTTATAATGGCTGACATTTTTACTATTTTTTTAGTTATTTATGTGTTATAATTTACGTATCTTAAAGGATTAACTCTTTCAATTATTGGTGAAGTAGTTATTCCAGATAATCCATCACTATTTCCAGCATATGAAGTAAATGTCCTTGCAGATCCTCTAGGAGCTGTGACAATTCTTCCCCAACTATATTCACCAAAAAACTCACTATATCCAAGTCCAGTTAATCCATTATAATCCTGAACACTAACTGTTACTTGTGCAACATATGTTAATCCAATTCCTATACCCATAGTTTGAGCTATAGAAACTTGAGCAACCTCATAGACATTATCTAAGAAGGAAGTTCCTATACCAACCACAGTTCCATCTTGATATAAAGAAGTTACTGAAGCACCTACATTAGAATTAAAGACTGTGAAGTAGTATCCAGTTGAAATTCCACTTACAGTAAGAGCACTTCCTACAGTAGCAGCATTTCTAAATAATGACTCCTTAGGAAGAAGTAAATCAAATACAATACCAGTAGATGCTACTCCAACTGAAGTAGTTGAAATACCAGATATAATACCAAAATCACCAGAATAAGATACATTTTCAATAGTCTCGATTGCAGTTGCTAACTTAGGTTCTCCTATGAGAACTGAAGGAGCAGCAGTATTAGTATATGCAAGTCCAGTTGTAGTTCCTCCATAAGAAACTGTAATAGCATTTACAGTTCCAACTCCACTTATAGTAGCAGTTGCTCGAGCACCCTGAGAAGTAGTATATCCTACAGGTGTAGTAATAGAAACTGTTGGTGCTATTGTATATCCAACACCAGGATTGGTAATATCAAATGAAGTTACAGTTCCAGCAGCAGAAACAAAGGCAGTAGCAGATGCTCCAACTATACTGTCTTGAGAAATGATTCTAATGTCATTTTGACCAGTATAATTTTCCTTTGAACTATCAAAGAAAGTTCTTATATTTGAAACAAAGATAACAGTAGATCCTACACCAACTGATTGAATAATATTAGTATTAGGATATATCAATGGTTCATAATGAGGTCTATCCTTAGTAACAGCTTCTCCATCTATAAATTTATCTTGAGTTTGTCTAAACCATGTAACAGATCTTTGGAATGTTTCATTAGTAGTAATTCCTGGACCAGGATAGATATTTGTATCTAAACTATCTGAAGAATTAATAGTAGTTACTGTTCTTCTATTTTCTTCTAACCCAATAGATTGGTCATATAATTTTAATTCATCACCTGCTTTAACTGTTTCTAATATATCAACATTAGTAACATCAACAGAACCAGTTCCTCTATAAAATAAAATCTTAGAAGTATCTCCTGACTTAGGTGCTTCTTTAAAGGTAATGAAACTACCACCCTTAAATTCATATCCATCTCCAGGAACTTGAAGAATATCATTAATGAATACTAATAAAAGAACTTCAACATCTATATTTGAACCTGGTTTAGATTGAATAGTTTGCTGTGTTCCATTAAGGTTTAATGCAAATGAAATTGTCTTTCCATCAAACAATGAGTCTAAAGGATCTAAAACTTGAAAGTCTCCAACTGTCCATCCAGCAAAACTATCACTTACAGTTTCATTAACTGTGAGTTGGAATTCTCTAAATTCTGCAGCACCTGCAGTTGGAATACCTACAGTACCACCTACACCTATAGTTAACTTCTGAGTTTCACCATAACCATATCCTTGATTGGTAATTTCAAAATCAATTACACTACCACCCAATCCAACAACTATATTTGCTCTTGCTTCTGATCCTACCCCAGATTGATTTGAAGAATAGAATAGAGGCATATTATCATAAGATAATGGCTCATCTATTACAACTGATGGAGGATTAGTTGATGTATAACCAGTACCAGGATTGGTAATAGCAATACTTACAATATTACCACCACTTATAGCAGCAGTACCAATAAACTCAATATTAGGTGCTCCTGTACTTAAGGTTTGAACACCTACGTTAACTACTGTCTGAATACCAGTTCTATAACCAGAACCACTATTACCTATACTAATAGAACTAATAGTACCCAAACCAGATACTATAGCAGTACCACCTGCAGCAACCAATGGTTGATATCCTAAACCTTCTGTAGAACCAACAGAAACAATAACACCACCAAGAGGAACATTTGCAGTATTAGGATCATAAGATACAGATGAAATAGATCCTGTAAATTGAACACTGGTAATTCCTGCACTTTCTGTTAAAGTATAATCTCCAGCAATAGATACACCACCAGTATACCTTTGTGGTCCTTGTGGAACTTGATTAACTAATATTAAAGCATTATTTGTAGAAAATCCTGCTATATTACTTCCACCAGATGTAAGAGTAAACTGAGTAGTCAATCCAGTAAAATTAGAAGAAATATCATCAAAAATATAGTTACCAGCATAAGGTTCATCAGCACTACCAGTAATACCAGATCTCATAAAGGATCTGCCATTAAAAGATGAATGAGTTGCAATACCAACCCAATCCCTTTCATCTGGTTCATTAGTAGTAGTTGATAATGGAGTTAATCCTACAGGAGCAGTAAAGAAGTTAAC